ACGAGGCTGGGCCGGAATACACGGGGCTTCTGGACGCATCGGGCAATCCGATCTATCGGGTCCCCGATGACAAGGTCTATGGGTTCGGGAGGGGGAAATGAGCACATTCGGCACGATGAAGAGCCGGATCGCGGACGAGCTTTCCCGTTCCGACCTCACCACGCAGATTGGTTATGAAATTCTCTCGGCCATCAAGCATTACGAGACCCAGCGGTGGTGGTTCTCCGAGGCGCGCGCGACCGCTTCCACGGTCTCTGGTGAGGCTTATGTCGCCCTGCCGTCCGATTTCCGGGACGAGGACAGCATCAAGATCACGGAAAGCGGCGACTTCTACCAGTTGAAGCGGCGTGCCTATGACTGGATGGAGGAAATCGACCCCGGTTCGACCATGACGGGCATCCCGGAGTTCTATTCCATCTATCAGGAGCAGTTGAGGCTCTATCCTGTCCCTGATGACGCTTATGTTCTGACCTTCTCCTACGTGAAGGACCAGGCCGCGCTCTCGGACGACGCCGACACGAACGACTGGATGGTAGCCGGGGAAGAGTTGATCCGCTCCCGCGCGAAAGCCGCGATCCGGGTCAATTATCTGATGAATCAAGCGGCCACGGCGGAAATGCAGCAGTATGCCGCACAGGGCTTCCTCTGCGCGGCAGAAATGGCGGCTTACCGGTCCCTGAAGCGCCGGTCGGACAATTACACCTCCATCGGCAAGATCGAGGCGTATTGCCTATGAGGCGCACGCTCCCGCTGGCCGACTACATGCCGGACCAGCCGGACCTCAGCAACCCCGGCGTCACGCTGGCGAAGAACTGCATCCCCAAGGCGCAGACCTTTGGCCCCATGGCGAAGTTGGCCGGGTACACAGAGGCACTGGCATCCACTCCAAAGGGCGCCTATTCCTTCCAGCGGGACGGGACAAACTATGTGTTCGCCGGCACAGCGGCCAAGCTCTACAAGCTGGACACGGACAAGACCTGGGAGGACGTGACCCGTTCGTCCGGTGGGGATTATTCAGTCGGTTCGGATGACATGTGGCGGATGGTCGATTACGGCGACCTCGTGGTTGCGGTGAACGGGTCCGATGCACCCCAGTCTTTCGACATCGGGAGTTCGACGGACTTCGCGGCGCTTTCCGGCTCCCCGCCGACTGCCCATCACATCGCCATTGTCAAGCAATTCCTCGTGTTCGGGAACCTGTCGACGGATTCGACCAAGGTGCAATGGTCCGGGCAGGGCGACCCCACGGAATGGACGGCGGGAACCAAACTATCCGATAGCCAGATCCTGCCTGATGGTGGCGAGGTCATGGGGCTGATCGGGGGTGAGTACGGCCTGATCTTCCAGAGGCGTGCTGTTCAGCGGATGGACTTCCAGCCCGGCAGCCCGCTGGTCTTTACCTTTTCGCCTCTGGTTTCGGGGGAGAACGCGGTCGGGTGCATGGCGCCCGGCTCCATCGTGGAGCACAGGGGCGGGGTGTATTTCATCTCGGACAACGGGTTCGAGTATTGCGACGGCGTGAGCGTCAGGAACATCGGCTCTCAGGTGGTCAACGATTTCTTCCTGGGCGACCTGGATCAATCCAAGACGCATCTGGTGACCGCCGCGGTTGACCCGATTCTGGGCTTCATCATGTGGTCCTACCCCGGTTCCGGGAACACCGGCGTTGCCAACCACCAGATCATCTACAACCCGTTCATCAACAAATGGTCCTACGGGGAACAGGTGGCGCAGGTCCTCGCTCAGGGTTATTCGTTCGGCTATTACCTGGACGACCTCGACGCAATCACCACCAATCTCGACCTCCTCCCCTATTCGCTTGATTCACGATATTGGCAGACGGGGGCGCTGCTGCTGGGTGGCTTTGACACGGACAACAAGTATGGCTTCTTCAACGGCCTTGCCTTGGAAGCGGTCATCACGACGGCGGAGTGGGGCGGGGAATTCACCTCTCTCGTGAACGCCGCAAGACCTCTGGTCTCCGGGGTGTCCACGGCACAGGTGGAGATTGGCTCCCGGTTCCAACAGGGCGATGAGCCCACCTACACCTCACCCGCCACGGTGGGGGCATTGGGCATGGCCTACATGCGCTCCAACGGCAGATATCACCGTGCGCGGGTGACGATCCCTGCCGAGACCTTCTGGGCTCATGTTCAGGGGGTGGACATAGACTTCGAGTACAGCGGTGACCGTTAGCACCTCGACCGGCGGGCAGATCGAGAAGTGGGCCTACGACGTCGCGACGTGGATCAACAACAACCGGGCCTATCAGCCGTTCTGGAAAGAAGTCTCCGCTTCCATCGCCCTTGAGAAGGCGTGGAATCTGGTTGTCGTGGACACAACCGGCGGGGCCGTGACCCTGACGCTCCCCTCGGGCATGCCGCAGGGCTGGAAGATCATCGTTCAGGACAACGGCAACGGCGGAACGAACGCCGTGACCGTGCAGAGGGCCGGCAGTGAAACGGTGAATGGAACGACTTCCGTGGCGATCAGCGCCGATTACGGACGATTGACCCTGTACTGCGACGGAGAAGGTGCGTGGTACGCGGCCTAGTGCCGATCCCGCGCGACAACATCAATCAGGTCTGGCCGCTCGTGGAGCCGCTCTACGCCCCGCTCTACGACTTCCCCACGGACTGCCTCCGGGCGGTTCTGGAGGCTGGAGAGGCGCAACTGTGGGTCATCTGGAAGTCGGATGCCAAAGAGGTCGAGGCGGCGTTCTGCACCCGTTCTGACGGCTCCAAGACCCTGATAGACGAAATGGCCGGTTCCGGGGTCAGGGAGTGGATCTGCTTCCTGGCGAACATCGAGCAATGGGCGCGGGACTGCGGCGATTCCGAAGTCGTGGTGGAGAACGCCCGGCTGGGGTGGAAGCGGTGGCTGAAAGGTTACGAGATGGAACGAAACGGCGATAAGGCCACATATCGGAGGGCTGTCTAATGCCAATGGCTGCTGTTATTCCTGCGGCCGCTGCTGTCGCGGGTGGCGTGGCGGGGGCTGCGGGCAAGAAGACCAAGAGCAAGGGTTCGACCACGGTCGAGCCGTACGCCCCCACAATCCCCTATCTCCCCGACATTCTGGAGACGGCCAAGGGTCTCTATGAGGCCAACCCGCGCCCGTCCTATGGCCCGTCTGGTGTCGCGAGCCTTTCCGGCACGACCAAGTCCGCCATCGACCAGATCAAGGAGCTTGCGGCCAACCCGACCAACCTTGTCCCCGACGCGACGGACCAGGTCACCAAGACCATGGCGGGGGACTATCTGAACGCCGCGCCGGGGAACAGCGCCCTTTCCGCTCTGGCGGGGGGTGTGCAGAACCCGGCAACCGGCATCGTTGGTGGTATGCAGGGCGGCTATCAGGACCCCTCTGCCGGCTTCAACGACGCCCTGATGCGGAACGGCTTCCAGAACCCCGGTGCCGCTCTTTACGGGCAGATGGCCGGCATGCAGGCCAATGACAACAGTTCAGGCCTGTATTCCCAGGCGGCAGGCGCTCAGGCCGGACAGGGGGGCACTGATCTGTACGGGCAGCTTGCGGGCATGCAGGCCGGTCCTGGGGCGTCGGACATGTACGCCAACATCTCAGGCATGCAGGCCGGTCCTGGGGCGTCGGATATGTACGGTCAGTTGGGCGGGCTTCAGGCCAACACCGATGCTGCATCGGGATATGCCAACATCGCCGGCATGCAGACCAACCCTCTGTCGTCCAATCTCTATGGCGGGCTGGCCTCCGGGTCGGATCCTAATTCGCAGGTGCTGGGGAATTTCGCCGCGGGCAACTTCAACCAGGGCGGCGATACCTACCAGCAACTTGCCAACAGGCAGTACACCGACCCCCAGACCCAGGCGATGTCGGATTATCTGACGCCGTTCGCCAACGGGTCGCTCTCATCGGTCGACAGCAATCCCTATCTCCAGGAGATGATGGACATCCAGTCCCGCCGGATCGGGGATTCCGTCAATTCCATGTTCGGCGCCGGTAACCGGTATGGCTCGGGGGCCAACCAGCAGCTTCTTGCAAGAGAGATCGGGGACGCAAACACCCAGATGCTGGGTCAGGCGTATGAATCCAATATGGGCCGGCAGCTTTCGGCCTCCAATGCGCTTGCGGGCATCGGAGAAAACCGGGCGTCGCGGGATCTGTCTGCAATGGCGACGGGTGCCGCCGGTCTTGAGGGGCAGCGCCAGTACAATCTCGGGCAGCAGATGACCGGGGCTCAAGCCGGCATCAATGCGGGCCTTTCTGGAGCACAGGGTCTCCAGAGCGCGGACCAGTTCGGCTTCAACGCGGCTCTGGCGGGCACACAGGGCCAGCAGAGCGTCAACCAGTTTGCCGACCAGTTCCAGGCCCAGAACATGGGGCAGGCCGCTGCTGGCCTCCAGAACCAGTCCCAGTTCTCGGACCAGTTCGGTCTCAACGCCGCGACCACGGGCGCCCAGGGCATTGCCCAGCAAGGTCAGTTTGCCGATCAGTTCGCAGCACAGAACGTCGGCAACGCGGCCTCGGGAATCCAAAACCAGGGCCAGTTCTCCGACCAGTTCAACCTCGGCGCGCTTCTCTCCGGCGCCCAGGGCTTGCAGGGGAATCAGCAGTTCGCGGACCAGTTCGGCCTTTCCGCTCTCGGTCAGGGGGCGGCCGGTCTCAATGCCAACGCCCAGGCGCAGATCGGCGCGCAGCAGAACGCCGCGAACGCACTCCAGAGCGGGGCGGCCAACCAGTACCAGTCGGCCCTCAGCGCGGCAGGGCTGTATGGAAGTCTTGGGCAGCAGGACATTTCCAACGTCTACAACGCCGCGAACTCCCTCAACGACATGTGGGGGCAGGAGCGGACCAACATGCTCAACGCCACCAACAACGCGGCGAACCTCGAGCAGGCCCGTTATCTACCCGCAAACTCGCTGTTGCAGGCCGGTCAGGTCCTCGATGCGAAAGCCCAGCAGCAGGCCGCCGCGGCACAGGCCAAGTTCCAGTACGAGAACAACATCGCCCCCTATGCGGCGCTGGACCAGTACCTCAACACGGTTGGTTCGATTGCGGGCATGGGCCGGCAAGGGACCTCGGAACAGGTCACCAAGTCCGGTGGGGGTATCCTCAACGGCATCGCCGGGGGCGTGGGTGGGTTCATGGGCGCGCTCGGCGGCATGAGTTCTCCGGCTGGTGGGGGCTACCCCACAGCCGGTGGATTTACGATGCCCACTTTCCAGCAGGCGGGCCTTTCTCTCCCGTCCTTCAACTTCAACACCTATGGCGGTAACACGATGAGGTTGCAATGAACCGTTATCTGACGGCCCTGTCGAATTTCATGCCCCAGGAAGACCAGCGGCAGCCCATGCAACTCCCGCTTCCCCCTCAGTACGATCCCAACCAGCAGATGACCAATCCGCTGGGGATCAAGATGAACCGGGGGACTGCCGATTTCCTGAAGGACTTCTCCTATGGGCTGGGTCAGGCGACCGACAACCCGATCCTTCAAGCCATGGGCTATGCCAACCAGAATCGCGACAAGCGTGGCAGCCATGACCCTCAGTTGGCGCAGCAGCACTTCGAGAACGCCGTCACGCTGAGGAAGCTGCAGAACGACGAGAAAGCAGCGGGACGGAAGAAGTGGCAGCTCGGGACCATGTACGACGACAATGGTCGCGAGCAGAAGATCATGTACAACGAGAACGACCCGAGCGAGTACAAGCCGCTGGGTGGGTCGAAGGCCAAAGACATCAACTTTCAGACGGCCACTATCTACGACCGAAGTGGTCAGCCCATCACCGGTGTGTTCAACCCACAGACAGGCCAACTTGAGCGGACGATTGGTGGCGCGAAGGCCAAGGACGATTTCGGGTTCAGCGTACAGGCGCCGGATGGGACCGTGGTCAGTTATGGCAAGGGCGGCCCAATCCAGAAGCCTACCGCCAACGATCTTGAGAAGAAGGTTGTGCAGACGGGTGAAACCATGTCCCGCCTACGCGACATGCAGCGCCGCTTTGATGACGACTTCCTGACCTTCCAGGGACAGGCGGATGCGTGGATGCAGCGCATGAAGGAAAAGGCGGGCGTGGGGCTTGAGCCCCAGCAGCAGCAGCGGGTGGCAGAGTTCTCGGCATTCCAGCGGGATGTGACAAATAACTTGTCGCTATACCTGAACCAGCTTTCTGGCGCGGCGATCTCTCCGGCGGAGTTCGACCGTATTTCCCAGACCCTGCCGAACATGGATGACAGCCCGACTCAGTTTCGCGCGAAGTGGGGCGGCACCATGCGCGAGTTGTCCAAAGCTCAAGCTCGAGCCAAGTGGGCGCTCCAGAACGGCGTTGGGCAGAACCCGTGGGACTCGGACGCACAGTTCGAAAAGGCTGTCGAGACCAGAGGTGACCAGATTGCTCAGCAAATTCGGCAGCAGAACCCTCAGGCCACAGACGAGCAAATCAAGCAAGCTGTGACCAATCAAATCCGCATGGAGTTCGGTTTCTGATGGGAAAGTGGCTTGAGTCTGTCACAGAGAGCGACCGTACGGAGGCTGCGCCCAAGCCGAAATGGTCAGATCTGGCGGCAGATCCGGAACCATTGAATAGCGTGCGCAATCAAGCCGCCGAGTTCCCATTCGGTCCGGATCTGGAGCGCGAGAAAGCGATGCGGCTGGGTGAGCCTGAGCCGCCCGGCATTATCGAGCGCCTAAAGCAGACATTTACGGGAAGCGACCGCGCCACACCGGAAACTGACAGCCTTCCGGAAATCGACATGCTGCGCGGCGGCCCAGGGACCAATCTCCGTTATGGCGTTGGGCTTATGGCCGCGTCAGACCCGGCGCAGGTAGCCGACATCATCAAGAAGAACTTCCCTGATGCGGTGTTTTCGCAGGATGACAAGGGCAATCTTTTCGTGGAGTCGGGGGGTAAAAAGTATCAGTTCAACAAGCCCGGTCTGTCGAACATGGATGTCGGTCAGGGGCTGACGGAGTTTCTGTCGTATTTGCCGGCGGGCAAGGCCACTTCAATGGTGCGAGGCGGGTTGGGCAAGACAGCTGTGGCCGCCGGAGGTGGTGCAGCAACCTCGGTTGCGAGGGATGTTGCCGCTGCCGGCGCCGGATCGGAGCAGGGTATTGATCCTGGGCGGGCTGTGGGCGCTGCTGTCGGTGAGGCTCTGTTGCCTGCGGCTGGTGCCGTGGGGCGGAAGATGCTGGGCCGGGAAGTTCCGACCGAGGCTGGCAACGCCATACCAGACATGATTCAGGGAACGACGGAAGCGGGCAAGGCTTCCGGCATCGACCTTTTCCCGGCGCAACGGACGGGGCTTTTGTCCCAACTTGAAAAGCAGCGCTTCGTGGCGGAATTGCCCGGCGGGTCTCAAATTGCGGCCAATGCCCTGCTCAAGCAGAACAAGCAGGCGCATGACGCCGTTATCAACTACCTCAACGAGATCGCCCCGGCGTCTGCTGTTGAGACTGGCGCTCGCCGGTTCCGGACGGCCAGCGAGAAGCTCAACGAAAGCATAAAGCGTGCGCGAGCAGAGAAGTCCTCTCCGATCTACGAGCGGGCATGGGGCGAGGACGTCACGGTTGATACCGCCCCAGTGGTTCAGATTGGCCGCGGCATCGTGGATGAGTACCCGGTGGGCGGCAAGATCGCCACGCCTGTTGCCAAGGCCGTGAAAATGATCAAGGCGACAGGCGGCAACCTGAAGCGCTTGCACAACGTCAAGACGGAGATCGATCAGATGCTCCAATCTGGAGTGGGGGCCAGCTCAGGGCCGCTGAGGGGTACAGCACGCCGCGAACTGACGCGGATACAGGACTCGCTGCTAGAAGCGATGGACGCCGCCAGCCCGACCTACGCGCAAGCGCGTGCGACGTTCCGCGACAACAGCGGAATTATCGACGAGGTGGGGCAGAGCATTGTTGGCAAGGTGTCCGGTATCGCGGACGACAAGCTAAACACCCTTTCTCAAAAGGTGTTCGACGCCAGCGAGACCAACCCCGAAGTTATCCGCCGAACCCGCGACCTGATTGATAGCGTGGACCCAGGCGCCTATGACGAATTGCTGCGGGTCGAACTTGAGCGTCGTATCGGTAAGGCCGCCGTGACGCAGGAAGGGATACAGAATACCCCAGGCCAGATGGTGCGGATGATCTATGG